ATTTGAATTTTTCATGGTTTAGTGATTGGGTGGTTTTGGGTTGGTTCTCCTGCATACAGTGGGAGCGAGCTTGTAAGGCTCACAGGCTGCGAAGTCGCAGTGGTGAAGCCGTCAGGCTCACCCAAGCTACGCAGGACTGGAGCCAATCGGCTCCCAAGTTGTCAAGGTCTTGAGGATGTAGAGTCCTCTTGTTTATTATCCTAGTCGGTAACGCGACGGATTGCGACTGTCCCGGCTGGAAATAATTATATCTTAATATTTTAGTATGTTACAGCTTAGCTAGTCTGTATGTACTACCTGCTACCTAGTAGTCGGTGTGTACTACTGGGGGAGGGGTTGCAGATCGCAGCCGGCTAGCACTGGCACCCATGCCCCAAATATATATCCGTTCAACAGTTCTATTGTGCTAAAAAGGCCCCCATGATTAATGGAGGCCGGGGTGGGGGGTTGAGTTTTGCGGTCGTATCAGTCGTCCTTGCCCTGAATTTTGATAGTCAGATCAGGCGCTTGGATATTGACGATTTCGGTGGACTCCCCAATAACCCGTCCAATGGAATCCAACACTTGGCTTGCGGTCTGCAATTGCCCCTTTTTAATCGCCTGATTAAATAGTTTGGTACGCATGTGCTGAAGCCGCGCCAACATATTTTCGCGATCAGCCTTCCAATCTTCATCAACGAGAAGCTTTACTTCTGCCCAATCACGCCAAGCGGTATTGATGCTGACCTGTTCCCGCTCGACATGCTCATAAACAAGTGCCCTAGCGGACAACCCTTCAAGTTGCCGACGATATAAACGCCGCACCCGATCCTCTTTTGCATTATTGGAGCGGCGTTCTTCTTGAGTCATGTTTGATACGACCTTTTCCAAGATCTTAACTGGTAGGAAGGCTTCTAGCCGTGTATTAGGGGGGCAGGGGTCAAGAATCTGTGTAATGTGGCATTTATGAGTCAAAAAACCGCGCCAATAGAGCTTCGCTGGGCTCAAGGCCAAGTATTTTCATGCGAAAAACGCTTCAGAGTTCTTGTAGCAGGCCGCCGCTTCGGCAAATCGTATTTGTCTTGTGTTGAATTGGTGCGTGGAGCTATCAATCGTCCTGGGGAGACGTTTTTTTATTGTGCTCCGACTTATCGGATGGCAAAAGACATTGCATGGCGAGCCTTAAAGAAGCTTGTGCCCCAAGTTTGGATCAAGAGTAAGAACGAGACTGATTTACGGATTGAATTGATTAATGGATCAACGATCGAATTAAAGGGAACAGAGAATGCGATGGCCTTGCGGGGCCGCAGTTTATCTGGGGTGGTATTGGATGAGGCTGCATTTATGAGTTCGGACGTATGGTTTGAGGTAATTCGGCCTGCGTTAGCGGATAAAGAGGGATGGGCATTATTTATTTCAACACCAGACGGCACAGCTAGTTGGTTTTATGACTTGTGGTGTTATGTGCCAGACGATGCGACAGGATTATGGCAACGCTGGAGTTATACAACAATTGACGGGGGCAACGTTAGTAAGCATGAAGTTGAAGCAGCACGCGCCCAACTTGACACAAGAACATTCCGCCAAGAATTTGAAGCTAGTTTCGAGAACCTTACTGGACTTGTCGCGGTCAGCTTTAGTGACGAAAACATCTCCACAGAAGCTAGGGATATAAGTATTCAGCCGTTGTTACTTGGGGTTGATTTTAACGTTGATCCAATGAGCGGTATTTGTGCGGTCAAAGATGGTGAGACTTTATATGTCTTCGACGAGATTATGTTGACTGGCGGTGCAACAACCTGGGATTTTGCAGACGAGGTTACACGTAGATATGGTGTGGATCGGAGGATTATTGCGTGCCCAGACCCTACAGGCGGAGCAAGAAAGACTTCTGGCATTGGCGTAACGGACCACACAATTTTGCGTCGAAGCGGCTTTACGGTCCAATCACCCAAAGCACCATGGAAAATTCGCGACAAGATCACAGCTGTTAACACTGCCCTACTTGATGCTGCTGGAACGCGAAGAACTGTAATTCATCCACGATGTAAGCAATTAATCAAAGATTTAAGGACGTTGACTTATACACCAAATACGGGGTTACCAAATAAGAATTTAGGAGTTGACCACGCCTTTGATGCGTTCGGTTATTTAGTTTTACAACAGTTTAATTTGGCTAAACCGGAGACGATGGGAACTACTTCTTATCGGTTGTATTGAGCAGGTCCTGAATGTGGCAACGTCACTCTGACTTGATCGCCAGTACCGGCCCAGGATATGCACGGACCAATGTTTACTTCTGGTGCTTGTGCGGTGTACCAGCGAAAGTCGCAGCTAGTGCAATGCCTACGACGCACAGTTTCATACGGTCCTTCAACAGTTCTCTTAGTCGTAACGACATGCACGCGAAACGATCCGCACTTTGGGCACTTCAATGTGGTTGTTGATTGGCACGAAAGGCTAGAATAGGGCAAAGCTAAGCGTTGTCATGCCCCAAGGAGCTGGAACTTACGGAAGCAAAAAGGGTCGTCCTGCCAAGAAGAAAAAGGGGTTGTACGCCAATATTGCGGCCAAAAAGAAGCGCATTGCTGCGGGATCAGGTGAAAAGATGAAAAAAGCGGGTGATCCTGGAGCACCAACAGCAAAAGATTTTAAAAAATCAGCAAAAACAGCTAAAAAACCAAAACGTACAAAGAAATAATCGTGGTTTAAGTGACCCGGCGGGTTAGAATTGTGGTATAGACCTTTCCGCGTTTAATCATGGCTTTTGTACGGGGCGAAGAGGGTTCCGTCTCTTTTGAAAAAGATGGTGGCACTGTCGTTGCTGTTGCTGGCACTCGCAGCTGGACACTAAACATCACCAAGGACACTCTGGACACAACCGACCAGGGCAAAACTTCTCGCACCTTTGTGGGCAGTTTGGTTTCAGGCTCAGGAACCGTTGAACTGATATACGACGATGCTGCTTCAGGCGCAGCTGCTGATTTGATTGACGAAGCGTTAATTGGTACAGATCAAGCAAACGCAAAGTTTGAATTGTTTGCCAACACCACCGGCAACAAAAGTTTTGTGTTTAGCGGAATCATTACCAGCATGGATGTGTCAGCCACTACTGGTGATTTGCAGGTAATTACCTGTAACTTCATCACTTCCGGCGCCATCACAAGCTCTATCTAGCCTCAAGACGATGGCAGAACGCAAAAAGCGTAAACGTGGCCCCAACCTTAGTGTTGGACGTGGCGAAAAACTGCCTGCTAGCAAGGGTGCTGGTTTAACTGCCAAAGGTCGTGCCAAATACAACCGGGAAACCGGTTCTAAGTTGAAGCCACCAGTCACAGGTAAGCCAAAAACAAAAGAGGAGGCTGCCCGCAAGCGTTCTTTCTGTGCCCGAAGTCGTAGTTGGACTGGTGAACGGGGTAAAGCAGCTCGTCGTCGCTGGGGTTGCTAATCACTCATTTTTAAAGTGTCATGACCTACTCAGTCCCCGGCTCCGTCAGAACTCATCTAGTCAGCTCTTCCTATTTAGGAAAAGTCGATAGTCCATTTGTTCGCACCCGAGCGGTGATCGATCAAATGAAGGGCTGGGAAATCATGAAAGCCGTGGTCTCCGGTACTGAGTATTTACGTGATAACAGCGAAGCATTTCTTCCATTAGAGCCTCGCGAAGACTATTCCGCCTACCTAGCGCGTGTAAATCGTGCTGTCTTCACGCCTTATACCCAACGTTTGATTCGAGCGGCAGCAGGCTTGATTCTGCGTAAACCAATCAATATTGTTGGCGATCCATATTGGACCGACGTCTTTAACAAGGATGTTGACGGTTGCGGTTCAGATCTAGACGAATATGCACGTCGTTTGGTGATCTGTGCATTGACCTATGGCCATTGCCATACGTTGGTTGACTTTCCCGCTCCAACAGAAGCCCGAAGCCTTGCAGAAGAGCGTGCATTAAACCGTCGCCCATATTGGATTGAAGTTGATCCAACCAAGGTGTATGGCTGGCGTTTGGATCGTGAATCAAATTACGGCAACCTGACGCAAGTGCGTATTGGTGAAAAGGCTGTTGTCCCTGACGGTGAGTTTGGG